CAGATGATCATGTTACCTTTACCCCTACGAGTCTGTTGCCCAATCGCATTGGCATCACGTTCAATAGCGAACATAAGACCTTTGAATTTTTCAACCGACCAACGACCATTGGAGTCTGTGTCGAGATCGAAAATACCACCAGTTGTAACATTCGTCTGAGCACCAGCAACAGCTGTTACATACAGAGAACGAACAACTTCACGGTTGATTTCTGCGAGAATTTCAGAACTAAGAATATTAGCAAGTTCTGTCTCTGCATCAAGACCATGAATTGCTTTCAAGTCCTGAGCAAGTTCCATCGTGTACTCGGCCTTGAGGGCACGGGACACGGCAGTAACCGTGGATTTTTCGATTGAGAACGCCATTTGAGCGAAAGCATTCGTAGAACTATCTCCCAGTGCTTCTGCTTGAGCAGTAGTCATACCAGTAGCACTTGTGTAAGTACCAGCAGAAGGACTATCGTTTAGAACAGCAGGGTTAGTCTCAGTTGCACCAACATCACCACCACCGATTGTACCAGCAGCGTTCTGGTTCGATGCACCCGTTTTACCAGGCATTGCTTCGTCCATAAGAGCTTCTGCACCATCTTGCGACAAGAATGAAGAGCGCATCGCAAAGATAAGACCAGTTGGTCCCGTCATAGGCTGCACACCACAAACATCATACGCAATGAGGTTAGGCATTGCACGCCGAACGAGAGAAATTAGGATTGGATCCCAAGTATCCATCTGTCCGCCGGACATAGCATTAACAGGAGCAACCTCAGTAAGATACTGAGCATCTTCTTTCAATGCTTTTTCTTGATTTTCAAGGATTAGAGTGGTTACGGCCCGCTTATAAGAATCCTCAATCTTAGGTAGATCGGGGTGTTCTAGGACTGGCTTCCACTTTTCCTGTAGATGTTCTGTTTGAAACATTTGTTTCTCCTTTTTATTTTTTTAATTACATCTATTTATATTATAATAATTTTATGCACTCGCCTTATGATCACGACTAATTGCCGACATATACTTACTCATCGTATCAGTCGCATCAACGTCCTGTGCGGTGCCACCATCTTCATCATCAATAGTTCCATCACTTGAACTATGTACTCTTGGGAAATAATTTTCTTTCAGAGTATTAAGTTTTTCACGGAAAGAATCTTCATCCGAAAAATTAACATCTTTTGTCAAGTCTTTGAACTTTTCAAACTCTGTATCAGCCAAATCATTGGAAACCTCGGCAATGACTTGTTCACGAACTAACTCATTATTAGAATTTTTAAATTCTACATTTTTCTGCATTTCCTCGTTGAGTTTATCTTCCAACTCAGCGATTTTATCAGATTGAGCTTCCAGAACATCATATTTTTCGTCTGGAACATCAATATAGTGATCTTCAAACAACTGTTTCAGTCCAGAAATGAAATCTTCTGCAATTTCGCCCTTTAAACCACGTTCAATTGCTAATTCATTTTCCTTAGTCCATTCATCTACAACATAGTTGAGATAATTATCCACCTTCTCAGTAAGTTCTTCTTTGAAGGTTTCTACTTCTTGTTCCTTTTCAGTCTGATATGCTTCCGAAAGTTTTTCTACTTCTGAACGCATTTTAGACTTAACTGCAGCTTCAAATACTGTAGCTGCTTTTTCTTTAAATTCTTCAGAAAGGTCTTCACCTTCCGTAAGAGCATCAACATCTTCTTTAACAGAAATATTCTTGATTTTCTCTTCGATTTCTGCTTTCGCATCTTTAAGAGCTTTCAATTCTTCTTCTGTCTTGGCATTTTCTGCTTCTTCTAGTTTAGAAGCAAATCCAGCAATCATTTCTTCAATATCAGCCTTTTTCATCTTTGCGATATTTTCTAAATGTTGTGCCTTTGTCATTTTTGGAGCTTCTGCAAGTTCTTCTCCATCATGATCGACTTCATCTCCAGCCGCTAACTTTTGAGGGGCGTCTGCTTTACCAGCACCCTTCTGTTGAGCGTCACCAGAAATTTGTTTGGCTTTCTTATCTGCTACATCAGTAGGTGAACTTTTTTCGTCACCTTTAACTACAGCTTTACCACCATCTTGTTTTTCACCAGCAACGGCATCTTTCTTTTCTGTTCCGGCGACATTAGGAGCAGGGTCTTTAGCTTTAGCTATACTTTTCCCTGCATCTTTAGATCCGCCAGGAGCACCAAGGTCTTGTTTAGCGTCAGCTTCTTCAAGTTCAGCAAGAACTTCCGCTTCAAGTTCCTCAATAGTTTGTTCTAATTCGGACATTGGGATTTCTCCTTATTTTTCTGTGTTAATATTTATAAATTATAACATTTTCATAAATTTAGCGAATTCTAAAGCTTCACTATTCGCTTGTCTTTGACGTTTTTTTACATCAAATTTCTTCTTTAAATCCGCAACATGTGCTTCAACTAACGATCCATGATTCCAAACCCACTCTTTCCCCTCCATAATACCTTCTACGAAAGCATTAGGAGCGGATGGGTCTGCTACAATATCTGCAGCGGTTGCGAGATAAAAATCATCTCTTACATAATTGGCTCCGTTTTTTTGATTCAAACTTCCCATTCCTCTAGAAGAAACACCTAGTTTTGCACCCTCATCCATTAAATTTTTAACTATCTTACCCATAGGTGTTTCCATAATTTTAGCTTCGCCAATAAAATTTTTACCATCGGGCGTCAAAGACGTAATCATATGAGAAACCCTCTCCAGATTGACCGTTGGTCCGTCTGGATGTCCTAATTCTCCAAAAGCCCGTTTTTCTTTAATAAAATTACGATTATATTTTGCAACTTCTTTTTCCAAAACTTCCATAGGATATATACGACCATTACGATTCTTTACATCAGCTTGCATAAAGATTCCACGAATTTTATATTTTTTATCACCGCTTTCTTTTTCTTCAGTGATGAATTCTACTTCTTCTACTTGTTCTGAAAATAATTTTACTGTGTTCATGTGATATTATCCTAAATTATGCTGTGAAATTTTCATCTTTAATGAACTCAATAAGTATAAAACCTGAAGTACCTTGACAAGATAGTTCCATATCACCAGAGGTTGCTCCAGTATTTGTTGCATTAGATTTAATCAACCCAGCAGAACCATCATAATGTCCACTTCCAGCAAGGTCAATTAATGTTACATCTGAATCACCTTGTTCAATAATTGCAGCATGACCTGTATCATCATCAGCAGTTCCTTGTACTAAACCCCACCAAAGTCTTTTGATGTGTAATTTAGCTCCATTTGCATGACCATCTAAAGCACTTGCATCTAGTATAGCATTTGTTGCAGTTGTATCATCATCAATATTAACTAAGACAGTAACTGTTCCACCATAAGCGCCAGCTACACTTCCCATTGCAGTATCTCTTAATGTTCTTGTTGCAAAAGCCATTATTTAACTCCTATGTTGATAACATTTCTTTCTCAAAATAGTTCATAAGTTCCTTTTCTGTAACTTTAAACTTTTTCGATACTTCTTTTATAGTTTTCTCAAAACTATTTAGGAAATCTGAAGGTTTAGCATCCATTTTTTTGAAAATTTCATCTATAGCATTCTTCATCTTAGGAGAAAGTTTTTTATACTCCGCAGATTTTTTATGCTCATCCTTTTCTATAACAGATGTATAAACTTCTTCAAACGTCTGACTCATCCGTTTCTTCCATTTCTTTACGTTGTGCAACAAAAGTTTTTGCTACTTCTGTTCTTTTATTTTCTAAAGCATCACCAACCTTTTGTTTCATTGCATTTTTAAATGTATTCTCTGCTTCTAGATTAGCTCCTGCTGACATTGCGTCTACAAATTCTCTACTCATTTTTGTTTTCCTTTCAATCCGTTCTTAGTAAGAAAACTCTTATCATCTTCTAAATCATCTTCTGGTTCATCTTCTGGTTCTTCTTCGCCACCCTCTGGTGGAACTTCACCTTTAAGTTTTGCAACATCATCTGCTGGAATAATAGAACCAGTAGCATCTTGAGGATAGCGTGTAATACCATCTCCACCATCTGGTATAGAAACACCACCATCTTCTATATCTTGTTCTCTTTCTCTTCTGATTTGATCTTGCATTAAATCAATTTCGGCATCATTCATACGTAAAACCTTTTTAAGAATATATTCTTTACTAAAGAATGTTCCAATATAAGATTGAATAGATTCTAATGATGCAATTCTATTTTCAAGAAGTTCTGCATCTTTTAATTCTGCAAAATGGCCATCCTGTAAGAAATCATACTGAATATGTTCTTGCATTTTATCCCAATCATCAGGAGCAATGATACCCTTTAAAAGTAACTGTGTTTTAAGAATATCGGTAAAGAGAGGAACAAACTTTTTACGTATTCTTTGTACAAACTTAGTAAATTTTAATTCATCTCTTGTAATTTCAGCACTTCTACCAAGAGAGAATCCACTTTCTGCTTCCATTCTTGTTATTGGTACGTTAAGTGACCGATATAATTTTCTTTGAAAATATGTAATATCATCAATTTCACCAAGATTGGAACCACCTGGCAATGTTGTAATTTCTGTACCTCGACCACCTTCTCTTCGTGGAAGCCAGAAATCTTCAAGCATCGACATATGATTTCGATCATCTCGTATTTCACCAGTACTTGCATCATATACTAATTTGTTACGATAACGATTCATAACATCTTTTAGATATTGTTCTGCTTTAATTTTTGGAAGATTACCTACATCAATATAAAAAATACGTCTTTCGGGAGCTCTAGAAATACGATAGATAACCAATGCATCCTCAATCATACGTAATTGATTGACAGGTTTAATTGCTTTATGAAGATAAGAAAGAACTCTACCAGTATTTCCATCAATCAATCCAGAAGGAACATAGCAAATAGAATCTTTTGCTATTTTAATACCATCATTTGTAGCACCCATAC